CGCGATGCGCAGGGCGGCGAGTACGACCTCGAGTACGCCGGACTCGCACGCGGCGAGGACCCGAACCTCGAACGGGCCGTCGCGGACATCGCACAGCGCCACACGTCGGACCTCGGAGTTAGGATGCAAGTCCGAGCGGATCAGTAGATCCGCGGGATTCAGGCGGTTTCGGGATCTGCGGTCCGCAAGGAGTCCGCAGAACCCATGGAGGACGTCATCAGGTCCGCAGCAGCGGCCCGGGTGACGTCCTCTGCTGTTCCCCACAAGTGGCTGTAGGTGTTCAGCGTCGTCGAGGCCTTCGCGTGACCGAGGGCACGCTGCACCGTCACCACGTCCGCTCCGTGTGCGATGAGCCCGGACGCGTAGTAGTGCCGCAGATCGTGAGGGGTGAACCCGCTGACGCCCGCAGCCTCGAGCGTCTTGTTCCAGTGCCAGCGCAGCGAGTCCGGGTTCGGCGGACGGCCGGGCAGCAGCCACCCCTCGTCGCCGTGCACGCCGATGTTCGCCACGTGCTCCGACAGCATGGTCACGAGCGCATCCGGTAAGTACACCTTCCGCTCACTGCCATGCTTCGGCGGGATCACCGACAGCGTCCCCGGCTCCTTCTGCACCTGACGAGACACCTGCAGTGTGCGCTTCAGGAACGCGATGTCGTCCTGCTGCACCCCGGCCACCTCGCCGATGCGCAGGCCGGCAAACGCCGCGAGCGCGACGAACGGACGAAACCACGGCTCGGCCGCTTTCACGATCGCGCCAACCTGCTCCGGCGTCGGGATGACCATCGCCACCTCAGCGCGCCGCGTACGGGGGAGTCGAACACCAACCGAGGGGTCAACGGTCAGCACCCTGTCCGCCATCGCAGCACGGATCACCGTCCGCACGTTGCCCATGCGCGTCTTCACCGTCCCGGCAGCAAGACGGCCCTGCATGTGCTTGACCCAAGCCTCAACGTGCGAGCGGCGGAGCTTCCCGACCTCGAGGTTGGCGAACGTGCAGTCGTTCATCGTGATGTTGTACGAGTCCCGGGTCGACGACGCCCAGATCTGCCGAGGCGACCAGTCGTCGTAGAAGGACCGCAGCGTCGTCCTCGACGTCTCCGGATCGACGTAGGTGCCTGTGATGACGGACGACGCAACCTGGTCCAGCCACGCCTGCCCGTCGCGCTTCAGCTTGAAGTGCCGAGCGTGCTCCTTGCCCTCGTCGTCGCGGTAGCGAGCGCGCCAGACGCCGTCAGCTCGTTGCTTCAGGCTCGCCATCAGCGGCACCCTCGTTCAGCTCGAACTCCGACTCGATCTTCCGAACCTCGTTGTACCGGCGCTCCCACTTGCCCATGCGCTCCCACGCCTCAACGGGGATCTCGGGATAGCCCTCGTTCTGCTCGCGGTGGTACTCGCGGACGACCTCCTCGGCGGAGGTGTTCACCCAGTTCTCACTGAGCATTGCGAACCCGGTCTTGTTCTCAATCCGATCTGCGACCAGCGCTAGGTCGAAGGTGAGTCGGTCGTATGCCGCGGTCGAAGTCCGAATCGCCTCATATGCCTGGTGCACCTGACGCGTGAGCTCACGTACACGAGCGGTCTCGTCGTCGGCAACGATGTCGGGTGTCAGGACCTTGAGGATGCCTTCCAAAGCAACAAGCTCGGTCGCGCGGAGTGGGCGCTCCCCGCGCTCGACGTTCCAGACGGTCGCCTGGGACCACTTGAAGCCGATCGAGCGCATCGCGTCCGCCAGGTCCTTCTGCGAGAGCCCTCGGGACTCTCGGATGCTCGCGATGTTGCGGCCGATCTGTGCGTCATCAATCTCCACAAGGCTCAACAGTACTCGGAAGGTAGTCGGTGTCAACAAGGAAGGAACGTAGTTGCGCGCGACTTCGTTTGATGGTTCACTAGGAATCAGAGCCGCAAACGACAACGATTGGAAGTCAGATGACTCACCTCCTGACCATCGCGGAAGCAGCCCCGCAGTTCCGCAAGACCACCGACGCGATGCGTTGGTGGCTGCGGCAAGAGGGTTGCCCGATCCGAACGATTCCCGTGGGGCGACGCAAGTACGTCGCGCAGGAGTCGATCGACGCGTTCTTCGAGAACGCGATCAAGGGCGCAGCATGACCACCGCTACCGCCCAACGCAAGACGACCGCCGAGGTGCAACTCGACGGCCGTGACGCTCACAACATCCCAGCTGGAGATCTCATGAACATCAGCACCGTAGCATCCCCCACCGACACTGACATCAAGGTGCCCGGTTTCCACCAGAGTGCGTACATCAACCGCGCCCCGGACGCGTACCTCCTAATGACACACGAGCAGCCCCGCAACCCCCGATGGACGAAGCGCCTCGAGGCATCCCCGTGGTCGGGATACGACCACCTCACACCGGAACAAGCGGCGGCCATGATCGTCCCTGGCTACGTCTGGGGGGACGACGAGGGCGACCCAGAAGAGCGCAAGGGCGAGTACGTCTTCACGAGCCTCGGCCTGCACAAGTTCGTCGGCTACGAGATCGACACTGCACCCGGCCTAACCCGCGAAGAGACGTTCACCGGCGTGTTCCGCAAGATCGAGGTGAACGTCTGATGGCGACCAAGTACGAGGTCGTCGCATCGCTCGTCAAGCGCGAGCACGACCAGCTCGAGTGGGAAGCCGGCGGCTCCTACATCGACGACGGCAACCACCTCGTCATCATCAACATCCTGCGCCTCATGCACGAGTACAAGGACCACGGACCCGGACCCAACAGTGACTGGAACTGGGAAGAGGTCGTCGACGAGATGTTCGACATGATCGCGCGCGGCTTCAACACGATGGACTTCGACGAGGAGGTCTTCGGCGACGGCAAGGCAGATGAGCCCGTACAGGCACCCGCGGCTCCAACGGAGACCAAGCGCGACGACATGCCGCCCCAGCTCGACATCCCCGACCAGCGCTGACCTACCCGCGAGGGGCCTGCAGATCGCGCAGGCCCCTCGCCTCCACCCGAAGGAGGACGCATGAGCTGGACGAAGCTCGGCGACGAGTGGTGTCAGATGACCGCACTCGAAGAACTCAGCCACGAGGACAGGTGGCACTACCTCTGCATGATCCAGTTCTGCTCCCGCACCGACAAGCGCGACGGCGTCATGCGAGGAGTCGACGCACGCCGGCAGTCAGACCACAGCGACCCTGCATCCGCACTCGCTCACCTCACCGACGTCGGCCTGCTCGCCATCGAGCCGGGCGACAAGTACCGCATCGCCCGCATCGACGAGGACGACCACCTGCCGTCCGAGTCAGTCCGACGGCGCACCGAGGGCAACAAGAAGCGCCAGCAGCGCAAGCGCGCACATGACAAGGGTGACCACTCGCTGTGCCGTGAGGACGCCGACTGTCACGCATCTGTCACGCGTGACGTCGGGACGGGACGGGACGGGACGGGCCGGGACAACACCAGAAAGATCACGCCGACGAACGAGTGGCCAGTGGTGCACATCAGCAAGGCCCCGGTCTGCGATGTGTGTCTGATGCCAATGCTCAAGGACTCGGTGCTCACGATCTGCGAGACGGATGATGAAGCTCACGACGACGCACGAATGAGGACCGCATCATGAAGCAGACAGCAGTGATCCCGGCATCGAACGATGGGGTCTGGATTGCAGTGTTCGACACTGAGACGGACAAGTGGGTGCACACGTTGCTCACGGTCGCTGAGTCGCTAAGCCTCGCTGACGAGATCAACGACGCCGTGTCTCGTTCGATCGCCCCTGATGCCTGATGTCGGCTCACCACCGCACCGCTGAGTGGTCACGTGTACAGCGGGCCATGCGCCCCATCATCGCTGCGACGTTGCCCGCCCGCTGCGTCAACTGCCCGCACCTGGTCATGCCCGATCAGGCGTGGGAGATCGGGCACATCATTGATGCTGCACTGGGTGGTACAAATGATGGTACAAACCTCGGACCTGCTCACGTACGTTGCAACCGATCAGCGGGAGGCAAAGCAGGACGAGCGAAACAGATCGCACGTGGCAAGCAAGACAGGAGACTCCTTCCGTGGTGACCTTCACCGAGACAGGCCAGACCACTCGTGCAGTGACGTGGGAAGACGGAGGCTACGACCAGCCCCCGCTCGTGCTTCTCTCGTGCGACAAATGCGGTGCGACCGTGCCCTCGACTCGCACCGACATCCACACGACATGGCACGCGTCATGACGGCCGACGCTTCTTTGACAGACGGCGTCGCTACCCCCCGCCTCGGCAGCAGCGATTTTGTGTCCGACGAGTGGCAGAACATCCGGGACTCGGGCATTCCGGCGCTGCATCAGTCGGTAGCTGTGGACGATCCGGTGGGCCGCGAGGAGTTCCTGACCGGGGCAAGGCTCCTGGGGGTTCATGGTCGGCGGAAGGAGCTCGTGGCGCAGCAGCTGCTCCTCGCGGACGTGCTGAACGCTGGCGACTCGACGGTCGCGGTGCTGATGCCCCGCCGGTCGACGAAGTCGACAAGCCTCCTCGTGGCCGCACTCGGCCGATGCGCGTCGCGTGAGGACTACGTGGTCGCGTACACCCAGTGCACGACCGGCACGAAGGCCCGGGAGCGTTTCCGCAAGGACGTGATCATGGTCCTCGAGCGGCTGTACCCGGAGCCGGAGGAGTGGCGCATCTTCAAGGCTGCTGGGCAGGAGCGCATCGAGTTCAAGAACGGCTCGATCCTGCAGGTCCTCGTGCCATCGTCCGAGGCGTTCCGAGGTGACGCTTACGACATGGTCATCCTCGACGAGGCCGGCGAGGCGTCGCCGGAGATGTCCGAGGATCTGATGCAGGGTCTGCTGCCGACGTTCGACACCCGGCCTGACGCGCAGCTCGTAGTCGCGGGCACGGCAGCGAAGTTCCGCGACGGCAACCTGCTGTGGTCGACGCTCGAGGACGGCCGGCACTCGCGCGGGGGCACGGGGATCCTCGAGTACGCCGCACCGGACACGACTGATGAGACCGACCTCGACGACTGGGAGAAGGTCGAGGCGCTCGTCCTTGCCGCACACCCGGGCATCGGCAATCTGACGACCCTCAAGATCGTCCGCGAGCGCTGGGAGAAGCTGTCCCGCCGGCAGTTCGCGGAGGAGTACTTGTCGATCTTCGGAACGGTCGGTGCGGTCAGTGCGTTCATCAACATCGAGGCGTGGACGAGCAACGGACGCCAGGACGCGCTACCTGCGATGCCTCTCGATCGAGCGGTCGGGCTTGCGGTGTCGGTGCACCCTGACCAGTCGTGCTCTGTCATTGCGGCCGCCTGGCGCGACGACCTGGGAAAGGCGTGCGTCGGCGTCATCGAGTACCGGTCGGGGTCGAACTGGATCCCGAAGCGGGCCAAGGAGCTGGCGACAAAGCTGCGCACGTCGATCCTCTACGACGACGTGGCGACGTCTACGAAAGTCGAGGTCGAGGTCATGGAACGCATGCGCCCACGGCCACGCCTCGCACCACAGGGCTGGGCGGACGTTTCTACCGCGGCGGCGCTGTTCATGAAGGAGAACGAGGAAGGCAACCTCGTGCACTGGGATCAGCCCGAGCTCAACGAGGCCGTTGCCCTGGTCACGAAGCGGGGCACGGCGAAGTCGAGCCGGTGGGCATTCGGTCGCGCTGAGTGGGGTCAGTCGATCATCGCCGCGGAGGCGGCTGCTCTCGCGCTCCGGTGGGTGGACGAGAACCCACGCCGCGCCGCGCTCCGGCCCAAGATGGCGTCGTGATCTTGTACCAAGCTTTGTAGCGCAAGCGGTACAACTCTTGGTACAATCTGGGTGTGGGTCTTCTCGACTGGCTCGGCCTCAGCACGCGACGTGCCGACGCGCTCGCCGCGTCTCGGACTGGCGTCCTGTCGCAGTGGTCTGACACCAGTGGTCTCGGCACCATCGTCGTGTCCGACACGCTCGGCGCGCACCTTGCGAACCTGCCCATGGACCGCGGTGCAGCGATGACGATCCCGGGCGTCGCGAAGGGACGGGCGCTGCTCGTCTCGACGATCGCCCGCTTCCCGCTGATCGCCCTCGATCCGACTGGGCCGTTGAGCGCCGACCGGCAGCCGTCCTTCCTGTACCGCACCAACTCCGGTCAGTCGCCTTACTCCCGCATGGTGTGCACCGTCGACGATCTGGTCTTCCACGGCGTCTCGCTGTGGCTCACGACTCGCGGCGCGGCGGGGCAGATCCTCGACGCCGAGTGGTGCCCGCGTGACTTGTGGTCGGTGCAGGACGGCAAGTTCTACCTGCAGGGCCGTGACGAGCCGCTGGATGAATCCGAGATGATCCTGTTCGACGTCCCGCTCTACGACGGACTTCTCATCATCGGTGCTGGCAACCTCCGCGGTGCGAAGGACGTCGAGAAGGCGTGGATGGGCCGCGCACGCAATCCGATCCCGGTCATGGTCCTCAAGGTCACCGACGACTCGCAGCTGACCCAGGAAGAGGTCGACCAGTACGTCGATGCCTGGTCCGACGCGCGCAAGAGCGAGAACGGAGCAGTCGGCTTCCTGCCCAAGGGCATCGACATGGACGTCCACGGCGAGGTGAGCCCGGACCTGATGACCGCCGGCCGCAACGCCACGAAGACCGACATCGCGAACTACCTCAACGTCCCGGCTTCCCTGCTCGACGGAACCCTCGCGGAGGCGTCGTTGACGTACACGACGCAAGAAGGCAACCGGAACCTCTTTTACGACCTGAGCCTGCCGTTCTGGGTCGACCCAATCCAGCAGCGCCTGTCGCAGGACGACGTCGTGCCGCGCGGTACCCGGGTCCGCTTCGACTTCTACGAGCAGTACGCGCCCACGCCCTCACCGACCGGACCCTTGGAGCTCGACTGATGACCGACATTCGCATCGACGCCGGCACGCTTGAAGCGTCCGAAGAGGACCGCACTGTCACCGGTCTGCTCGTCCCGTACGGCGAGGAGTGCCGCAGCAACCTCGGCCGGTTCTCGGTCGATTCCGGCGCGTTCTCCCTGCCCGACCCGTCGGTCGTCGGCTTCAACGTCGAGCACGCACGCGAGGACTCGGTCGGTCGTGCGATCGCGCTGACCGACACCCCGGAGGGCGTCGTCGCGACGTTCTCCGTCGCCCCTGGCGCGGACGGCGACGCCGCTCTCGCCGACATCAAGTCCGGACGCCGGAAGCATCTCTCCGCCGAGGTCGCGCACGTCGTGATCAAGGCGGGCCGCGCGGTCGGCGGAAAGCTCTTTGGAGGAGCCCTCGTGAAGACCCCCGCATTCCCCTCGGCGACGCTCCTCGCAGCTGCCGCCGACACCCCAGAGCCCGTCGAGCCGGTTAGCCCGGACGACAAGGACGGCACGACCGAGACGAAGACCGTCATCAACGCCGACGGCTCGTCGACCGTGACGACCACCACCACGAAGACCGAGACCGCTGCCGACGGCACTGTCACGGAGATCAAGACCGTCTCGACCGAGACGATCGCCAAGCCGGCTGAGGAGCCGGAACCCAAGCCGGAGGAGCCCAACGTGCCCACTGCCACCGCCCCGAGCACGCTGACCGCAGCTGCTCCGAAGATCGCCGCGACCTCGGCGTCGACCGTGTTCGAGGCCATCCAGGCCGCGAAGTCCAACCGTGCCTCGAGCGACCAGCAGACCCTGCTCGCGGCGCTCTCGGACATCAAGACCTCCGGCAGTGGCGCACTGCCCGCCGACGGCGTCATCCAGCCCGCGTGGCTGGGTGAAGTGTGGTCCGACAAGACCTATGAGCGGAAGTTCTGGGGCCTCGTCAAGAACGGCGCACTGACGAACCAGGACGAGAAGGGCTGGAAGCTCGACCAGGGCACCGCCATCGTCCAGCCGTACGCCGGCAACAAGGCGAACGTGCCCTCCGGTACCGCCTCGACGTCGCTTGTCGGCTCCGTATTCCAGCGGTGGGCCGTCGCCGAGGACATCGCCCGCGAGTTCTACGACATCCCCGGCAACCGGGAGATCATCGAGGCGTTCGTGCGCGGCATGTTCAACAGCTACGCCAAGGTCACCGACAAGTGGGCGCTGCAGCAGCTCTTCGGTGCCGCCGGCGATCAGGTCGACGCCGACACCTTCCCGACGCAGTACAACGCGTCGATCGGCAAGGTTCTGCAGGTCCTCGACCTGATCAACGACTCCGACGTCGACGCGACCGGGGTCGTCGTGGCCCCGGACGTGTTCAAGGAGCTCATGTACACCCCGAAGGACCTGATCCCGGAGTACATCTCCCTCAGCTTCGGCACGAAGGGCGAGGGCACCGGCGACGGGGTCTCGATCCAGCGCGACAAGTTCGGTGTCCTCGGGGCCGGTCAGGTCCTCGGCGTCGCCCACGAGGCCGCGCACGTGAATGAGCTCGCCGGTGGCAGCCCGCTGACCGTCGACGCGATCGACATCGCCCGCGGCGGCATCGACAAGGGCGTGCACGGCTACACGCAGTACATGACCGAGTACCCCGACGGCCTCGTCCTCGTCGGCTCCAAGGCCTCCTAGCTCCAACACCGGCAGGGGTACTCACTCAGCGAGTACCCCTGCCGCCCAACCGAAGGGAGGCGACATGGCCTCGTTCCTCGCAGGCGACAGCCCCGTCGCCGACTTCGACTACGACGAACCCGCTGCGGCCGACGTCGACGGTGCTACCGTCGCGCTCACGGTCGCGGGCCAGACAATCCCGGCAGAAGCCGACGGGCAGGCAGTCCGCGGCTCGTGGAGAGTCCTGCAGCTGCCCGCGGTCGGTCGATACCCGGTCTACGTCCTCGTGACCGCAGACGGGCGCACGCAGCGCGTCCTGATCGACTGGCTCGTCGTCTGCGACCCGGCCGACGAGTGGTACAACCCGATCACGGCCCGGCTCGACTGGGCAGGCTGCCCCGATCCCGACGGCACCATGTTCCGGCTGCTCGAGGTGGCCCGCGACCAGGTCCAGGCGTACGGGCCGAAGCTTGACGACGGCGCGCCGGTCCCGGAGCGGTACCGGGCCGCGCAGCTGATCCAGGCACGCAACACCTGGAACGCGTCGCTGACGAACGGCGACGCTCAGGTCGACGCTGGCGGCTTTGTCGTCAACGTGCGCCCGCTCGACTGGGCAGTCAAGCAGCTCATCCGACCGCTCACCGCGACGAAGGCGTTCGGCTGATGCCCCGCCGCAAGGTCGCCGACCAGTACCGCCGGTGGGTCACCGATCGGCTCAAGCCGAGCCTGCCGCGCCGCTGGGCGCTGTGGACCTACACGCGGACGCCCGACGAGCTCAGCGGCCCCACGGTCGTCGTCACGCTGCAGAAGATCCAGCGGCTCCCCGAAGCGCCCCTCGGCTCGCAGTTGGTCACCTACCTCGTCACCGTCATCGACCCGGCGACGGACTGGTCGCAGGCCGACAAGAACCTCGACGACGAGATCGTTGACCTCATCGCCGGCCTCGACAGCATCCGCAACGAGAGCGGGCTGCCGGTCCTCCGGTGGACCTCCGCCGACCGGAACACCTGGAACGACACGTACCTGGCCTTCGACATCACCGTTGAGGTCGTCATCACCGCCACCCCGAAGGAGTAACACCATGGCACAGATCGGTGCACAGCCGTTCACGCTGACGGACGTGAAGTTCGCCGTCGCGACGGACAACTACGAGAAGCACGTCTCGCAGGTCGAGTTCCAGCCGCAGGGCGGCATTACATCCTGGAAGGGCCTCACGCCCGACTCGACGTTCACGGCAGCGCAGACGCCCACCTGGCAGCTCGTCCTCGCGCTCGCGCAGGACTGGAAGACGGCGAACAGCCTCTCCCGATACCTGTTCGACAACCAGGGCAAGCAGGTCACGGCCACGTTCACGCCGCTCACGGGCGGCCCGACGATCACGGCAACGATCATCATCACCGCCGGGAACATCGGCGGCGCGGTGGACGCAGTTGCAACGTCCACCGTCACCCTCGGCGTCGTCGGGAAGCCGACGATCGCCGCGGCATCGGGCAGCTAACCGGTGGCGGGCAGCGGTCGGATCTCGGTCCTCGTCTCTGACGAGCTCCGGACGCTGCTGTCCGCCCTCCGGACTGTCCCGAAGGACGTCCAGGCGCAGATCCGCAAGTTCACCAAGGCGGACGCGCAACCGATCTGGCAGGCCGAGGTCCGGTCCCGGGTGCAGACGACCGTCGACGAGAGGCTGTTCGGCAAGACCGCCCGGGTGCGGGTGTCGAACCAGAACGTGAACCTCGAGGCGGCGCGCATTGGGAAGTCGCTCTCCGGCGGCGGGAAGCCGGCGGTCATCGCCGCGGCGTACGAGTTCGGCCGCAACGGCGACCCGCGCACCACCTACACGACGACCAGCCGGAAGGGGAAGCGGTACTCCGTGACCCGGCACACGAAACGGCAGCTCCCCACCCGCAACACCAACGGCCGCGTGGTCTTCCCCTCGACCCGCGCATCGATCCCGCGGTTCGCGTCCCTCTGGATCCAGACCGCCGCCCGCACCCTGTACGACGCATTCGACCGAAAGTAGGTGACCCGTGCCCGGTGGATTCTCCGTCGCGATTGGCTCCGACACACGCCTCTTCGAGCAGGGCGTGAAGGTCGGCGTCATCGAACCCGTCGAGGACGCCCAGGACGCCCTCCAGGACCTCGCGAACACCGGCACCGGGAAGCTCGACAGCAGCATCCGCGACAGCGGCCGCGAGCTCGACAAGCTCGGCCGCGCCGGCAAGAACGCCGGAGGCGACGTCGAGGACGGTGCCCGCAGCGCCGACAGCGCCCTGGACAAGATCAGCGACGCCAGCAAGGACGCCGACAAGGCCCTCGATCGGCTCGGCAAGTCCGGCAAGGAAGCCGGCGAAGACCTCGAGGGTGCCCTCCGCGACGCGCAGTCCCAGACCGGGAAGACGACCGCCGAGTACAAGGAGATGTCCGAGAGGATCCGCGCCGAAACGGCGAAGATCAAGGCCCAGTCGAAGGAGGACTTCGACGGTGCAGGCGGGGCCACGGGCGAGTTCAAGGACGAAGCGCTCGCCAACTTCTCCGAGGTCACGTCGTCCTTCACCGGCGACATGCAGTCCGTCACGGACCTCGCGCAGGGCACCTTCGGTGGGCTCGCGTCCCTCGGCGGCCCCGCGTCCCTCGTCTTCGGTGGCCTCGCGGTAGCGGTGGGCCTCGTCGGGTCGGCGTTCGCGTCGTCGGCCGAAGACTCGGACGAGTTCAAGGAGAAGATCGAAGAGCTCGCGCAGACAAAGCTCGGCGACCTGTTCAGCCAGTACGAGGACAGCGGCGACACGTTCGCGCGTGGCCTGCGAGCTTGGGCCACCGATGCCGACGCCTTCGGTGGCTCGCTCCTCGACCTCCAGAAGAACGCCAAGAAGGCGGGTCTCGGCGTGGGCGAACTGACCGAAGCAATCGGCTCGCAGTCGGTGTCCAAGATGCGACGGCTCCGAACGGAGACGGAGAGCCAGATCGACGCGCTGAACCGCCAAGCGGCCGCGCTGTCGGACGGCTCGGCCAAGGGGCGAATTGCCGCGAAGGCCACGCAGGAGCAGGCCGAAGCCGCTCGCGCGGTGAAGAAGCAGCTCGACCAGAACCTCGGGGTGTACGACGCGCAGGAGAAGGGCCTGCGTGCAGTCGCGAAGGCGCAGGGGCAGACCGTCAGCCAGTACAAGGCGCAGATCGAGGCCACCAAGCAGGCTGAGGAGGCCAATGCGAGCATGGCCGACTCCATGAAGTCGCTCGCCGAGCAGAGCGCGGAGTCGACCGCTGAGCTCGTCGACAACTCGTCACTGAGCGCCGACAAGTACATCGCCGGCATGCAAAAGCGCCAGGCCGCCGACCAGCAGTACTACGACAACCTCCAGACGGTCGGCAAGGCCGTCCCCGACTCCGTCTACCAGTACCTGCAGGGTCAGGGGGAAGCGTTCAGCCAGGAGCTCGCGACGTACCTGTCTGCGACGCCCGAGCAGCAGGCGACGATCCTCGAGGGGTGGAAGAAGGCTGCCGGGTCCGGCACCGAGATCGACGGCCCCACGGTCAAGGCGAAAGGCGATACCTCCGACGTCGACAAGAAGACGACGGAGAAGGGCAAGGAGACCAAGAAGGGCCCGACGTCGAAGGTTCAGGCCGACACGACGGACCTCGACAAGAAGGTCGCCGACAAGGGCCGCGAGAAGAAGACCGGCCCGACGTCGAAGCTGCAGGCCGACACGTCCGACGTCGACAAGGCGATCGCCGCCCTGCGCCGCAAGACGTTCAGCGGCCCGACTGCGGTTTTCCAGGTCGATCAGTCCTCCGTCAACGCGACCATCTCCAACCTCCGTAACACGGTCATTCGGATCCCAGTGAAGGCGGTGGATGGCTGATGCCGTCTTCGTTCAGTGTCGGCGCTCGCGCCATCCTCCCGTTCACGGTCACGGACCAGGAGTTCGCCCGCAACATCAACACCGTCTTCAACCCCGTCGTCGGCGGCGGCATCGCGGCGGCCGCGTACCCGGCATCGCTGCGCTCCGGCCGCATGACGGCGATCTTCACGAACCTCGCCGACGCGCTCGACTTCGACAACATGCTCGCCGGGAAAGCGCCGATCACCTGGTCGGACAGCGCGACGACCCTGACGATCCTGTTCCTCGCCGACCAGAGCATCAGCGTCACCCAAAGCGACGATGCGGTCACCCTCGCCGACGGCACCGACGTGTACCTCTGGGCCGTCACGTTCGGCTACCAGGAGGTGACCGTCTGATGTCGGTGCAGACTCTCGCGGCAACCGTCGAGATCATCAGCCCCACCGGGGCGGTGGTCGCGTCGCTGCGGCCGACCGCGATGGCCACGGTGAAGGATGACGCGGCGTCGCCTTGGGTGACGGGCACGACGACGGTGGCCATGCCGACTGCGTTGCAGTTCGCGATGCTCCGGCCCGGCGCAGGGTATTTCCTACGTGTCGTCTCGTACGAGGTGCCGAACGTGGCTGACGGGCAGATCGTCAGGGTCACCGACCGGTCTCGCACCGCGCTCGGTCTCGTGGAGCTGCAGTTCGGCGGCCCGGAAATCGACCTTCAGGCGTACACGCCCTCCACGGTCGATCGGTCCAACTGGGCGCGGCAGGGCAGTGTCCCGTCGATCATCGCGGGCGTGCTGGACCAGGTGTGGGGCACGGGGCTGTGGGCGCGTGCCACCTACGGCACCGCGCAGGCGTTCGGTGAGGATGTCGGCACGCCCACGTACCGGACGTACCAGGCCGCCACGAACCTCATCGCGAACGGCGGATTCGAGAACGCTGCGATCAACGGCTGGTCCGCCTCAGGTTGCACGGCGGCGGCGAACACCGCGTGGGCCTCCACCGGGCAGTACGCCATCCGCCTGTACCCGAACAGCTCGAGCACCAACTCGTACGTCTTCACCGACGTGACGGTCGAGTCGAACACGAAGTACACCATCTCCGCGACGATCCGCGTCGGCGGTGCGATGAACAACACCGTGGACGCTGCCGCGCGCCGCATCCTCGTCACCGGCAGCGTCGGCGGGCAGGGCTACGAGCTCGGCCGCAGCGCCGCCGGCGCGGTCGGGGTGAACGCCACGACGCGGCTCTCGCGCACGTTCACCACCCCGGCGATGCTCGACAACAACAGCATCCGCATCCGCCTCTACCACGGGCAGACCTCGACCGGATTCTCGGCGGTCCTGTGGGACGACGTGCTGCTCGTCGAGGGCGACGGCATGGACACGGACGGCGTGACGCCGATGGCCTACTTCGACGGCAACACCGTCGATGGCACCGCCGGCTACAACTACGACTGGCAGGGCGACACTGCCTACGCCTCCGCGTCGACCCGCACGCCGATCATCGCCCGCGACCCCGACTCGCTCACCTGGTCCCCGGGGCAGTCCGCATGGGACTTCCTCCAGCCGATCCTCCAAGCGTCCGGGATTCACCTGTGGGCGTTCGGGTGGAACCTCACGTACCGCCCGGGCAGCGTCACCCCGTTCGTTGGGTGGTCGCTCAACGAGTTCGGCCTCATCGTCACGCCCCGGTCCGTCGTGCAGGGCAACAACCTGCTCGACGTGTCCCAGGTGGACTCCTGGTCGGCGGAGTTCAGCGACGGCACGCCCATGTTCGCCGATCAGGTGATCCTCCGCTACACGTGGACCGACGCCCTGAACCAGCCCCAAGAGGCGTACGACGTGTACCCGGCGACGGGCAAGAAGCCCTACTTCAAGGAGCTCGAGAACACCCCGTTCGCTGGCGTCGGCCGAGCGCAAGGGCTCTACAACCGGATCAGCGCCCGCGCCACGATCATCGCCGGCATCACGTACTTCGACCGGGCCATGATCCCCGGCGCGCAGATCACCGTCACCGCCGACGCCGTGGGCGGATCCGTCGTCGGCTACGTCGAGGCGGTCACGCTCGACCCGTTCCGCGGCACGACCGAATTCCGCACCAAGAACACCGTCGCCTACACGTCCGCCTCGTGGTTCTCCGCGACCGGCACGTGGGCCTCGCAGACCGGCTCCTGGGCCGCAGACACGTAGGAGAAGCACCATGGCAAACGGCGACATCGCATCCGGTCTCGGCTGGACCATCTTCGCGGCCACGCAGGACCGCAAGCTCGGCTACGACAACGACAACTACGCCCTCGACCGCGCCGCAGAGCAATTCATCGCCCTGCGGGACAAGGTGCTGCCGGCGATCAACCAGCCGATCTTCAAGGTCGGCCGATCGACCAATGCTGTCGACCTGAACGACAACTCCACCTATCAGGCGGCGTCGAACTGGTTCGCGACGCCCGTGGTGAATGACGGCTTCACGAAGTGGACCGCGGGGCAGCTCACCGTCGCGAAGGCGGGCCTGTACCGCCTCACCGTGCACGCGCAGTTCATCGGCGTCCGCGACACCGTCGAGGCGCTCGTGGTCCGGAACACCTCCGAGAAGCCCGCACCGGCCGGGAACACCCTCATCAAGAACAGCAACGCCGGGCGCGCGACGACGGCGACCGACCTGGTGCGGCTCGTCGCGGGCGACGTCCTCACCGTCCAGGTGCTTTGTGTCGGTGCCGGCGCGTCCAACCTGCTCGGCACCAATCCCTACGACTTCACGTTCTCGGCCGAGTGGGTCCGCGCGTGAGCGAGGTCTTCCGGCTACTCCTGAGCGACACCATCGGCCGATGGTTCCTCTACGTCGGCGTGTTCCTGTTCTTCGCCGTGCTCGCCGTGCTCGTGTTCCTCAGCATCCGCCGTCACCTGCGCTCGGCCGACGACCGACTGTCCAAGGCACTCGAGGAGCTCGGCATCATCCGGCACGAGGTCAAGAACGACCACAAGACCAACCTCCGCGTCGAGCAGGACGACAGGCACGACGAGAACCGCGACACGCTCGCCCGGATCGAGGGGAAGGTCGACGCGATGGCGATCACCCTCGGCGTGCACGAGTACCGGCTCAACGAGTTCGACACCGAAATTGGCAGCACCCGAGACAGGAGACCCGAATGAACACCTTCGCCATCAAGGACGCCGCCGAGCGCGCCGTCTCCACCGCCGCACAGACGGCAATCGCCGTGATCGGCGTGGACGCCGTCACCCAAGGCGTGTCGATCGCCGAGGTCGACTGGCCGCTCGTCGCGGGCGCAGCGGCCCTCGCGGGCGTCCTGTCGGTGCTGAAGACGCTCGCCGCTCTCCGCACCACCGGGACACCCTCGCTGGCCGTCAAGGACCCGACGAAGCGGAAGCGAGGCGACCACGTTGGCGAGTAACGGACGGCTCAACACGAGCGGCCTCGTCGAGCTGGCGAACTTCCAGCCGATCGAGTCGGGTGCCGGCGGCCTCGCCCGCCCCGACGTCGCCGTGCAGCACGCGCTCATGGCGGCGCACTTCGAGCGCGACCTCGGCATCCCACTGGTCGTGTCCGAGGGATACCGGTCGCTCGAACGCCAGCAGCTGAAGTGGGCGCAGTACCACCGCGGCGGGACGCTCGCCGCCCACCCCGGGACGTCGTCGCACGGGCTCGCCGAGACCATCGACTACGCGTCCGGCGTCGGATGGCCCAGCACGGCCGCGTCGCGCTGGATGGACACCCACGGCCCCGCCTACGGCTTCGTCGCCGACGTCCCCGCCGAGCGGTGGCACCGGCACTTCGCCGTCCGCCCCACCATCACCCCGACGACGGCCGTCACGCAGACCGCCGTCACCCCTCTCACGGAAGAAGACACCGACATGCTCATCCTCTCCACCAGCAAGGGCCAGGGCCTGCTCACCGACAGCGCCCTCGTGTCGTTCAACAGCCCGAAGGACGTCAAGGCGTTCGGCATGGCCGGCGTCAAGACCGTCGCCGTCACCGACGAGTTCTACGCGAAGCTGAGCAAGCAGCTGAACGGCTAGCGAATGCCGTAGACCGCTCGGTCATCTCGCTCCTGTTGCAGCTGCTGCGACGTCCTCGGTTCGCGGCCGTCCTGCTCGGCCGCGTCTTGCTCGTCGAGCCAGTCCTTGAGGATGCCCGCGTTCTCGGTGATCCGGTTCACATGCTGGTTCCAGGTGATTGCAAGCCCACCCTTCGGGGTGTGGCTTACAGCGGAGGCGGCGGCGATCAGGGCAGCCTGACGATTGTTCATGCCCTGAGGTTAACTCGCTCGGGGTAGCTTGCGGCAATGGATGAGCAAGCAATGGACGTCCCCGCCCTCGCGAAGTGGTTGCGCATCTCCGAGTGGAAGGCCCGCGAACTGGGCAAAGATCCCTGGTTCCCGTCGTTTCGGGTAGGTCGTGAGCATCGGTTCTGGGAGTCCGAGGTCAGGGAGTACCTGAGCCAGCCGCGTGATCCGTGGAAGCAGTCAAACCGGTCGCTAGGCCGGAAGCGCTGGCGGGACGGTAACGACGTTTCGCAGCTGCGCCGGGGACTGCTGTAGTCCGCAGCGAGTCCGCAAAAGCCCCACAATCGGCCTGATCTGACCACCACCTGACAACATGAAGAGCCGCGCAGAATCAACGATCACACCTTCCCACGGCAGCTGGCACTCATGCCGGGGGAGTTAGGATGCCCCAGTGAACGACATGACCACGAACCTCGCGACCTACTCGGTCGTGCTCACGTACTCCGCGATGGCGGTGTACGTGGTCGCGTTCATCTCGTTCGCCCTCGACATGGCCAAACG